CAAATATTTTTCTCAAGATTACGTCAGAAGAAAAATCTTAAGACAGACTGATGAAGAAATCGTTGAACAAGATAAGTTAATCAAAAAAGAAATCAAAGATGGTGTTGTTCCTGATCCAAATGCACCAATAGATCCAGAAACTGGTATGCCTTTAGATGACACTATGAGTGGTGAAATGGGCGCAGTTCCTTTAGATCCAGGTATTAATGAAAAACCAGTAGAAACTCCCAAAGGAGGAGAAATATAAATAATATTATTGCAAATATAACATTAATCTATGGATGACTTAATCGACATGATCATTGCTGATAAATCTGCTTCTAGTGTCAGTGACAAAATCAAAGACGTTTTGTACTCAAAAGCGTCTGAAAGGGTGGATTCTTTAAAACCATCAGTATCAACTTCTATTTTTGGTGATGAAGAATATGAAGATGGCACTGAACAAGAATAAATATCTTAAAAAATAACTACGATGACACAAAGAACAAGACTGATTGCAGGAGAAACTGGATTAACAACATCCAGCTCTGATGTAAATACACTTTCAAATGCTACTTGCATTCGAGTATGGAACGGTCATACAGATATTGCAACTGTAAGCATTGGTAAAAGTACAGAATCTGGTTATTCAGGTATTACAACATTAACTATGGCATCTAAAACTGTTGAGTTTTTAGAAAAAGATGCACAAGATATTATTTGGTCAAATAATACTGCAGTATTGGCAGCAAAAGTAGCATTCACAAACTAATCCAATGAAACTAATCAGAGAAGAAATCGAAAAAGTTGAAGTTCTCAGAGAAGGAACTGGAAGAGAGGCAAAACTTTATATTAAAGGACCATTCCTACAAGCAGAATGTGTAAATCGTAATGGGCGTATGTATCCTATGCCCATTATGGAGAAAGAGGTAAAGCGTTATAACGAACAATATGTTCAAAAAGGACGTGCTCTTGGAGAGCTTGGTCATCCTGATGGTCCCACAGTAAACCTTGATAGAGTTTCACATAAAATTGTAGAGCTTTATAAAGTAGGTAATAACTTTGAAGGTAAGGCACAAATCCTTTCCACACCTATGGGTAAGATTGCAGAATCCTTACTCAAAGATGGTGTAACTCTTGGTGTTTCTTCTCGTGGTATTGGTTCTTTAGTTACTACTAAAGAAGGATATAAACAAGTTGGTGAAGATTTTATGTTGGCAACTGCTGCTGATATTGTTGCCGATCCATCTGCACCTGACGCTTTTGTTCAGGGAATTATGGAAGGAAAAGAATGGGTTTGGGATGGCGGTGTTCTTCGTGAAAAACTTGCCGAACAAACAAAACGCAGAATCAATACTCTTGTTGATCAAAAAAGATTAGAAGAGCATAAGATTGATCTCTTTAACAACTTTTTAAATTCACTATAGTATATATGTGTAAATCATTAAAATATAAATAAATATAGATTTAATACAGTTTAACGTAAATCGGAGAGTTTTAAATGTCTAGTGGAGAAAACTTACAAGAAATGGAAGTAGGCACTGCTCAATCCAAGACTGCTGTTAATTCTGGTGCTAAATCAGCAGATCCAATGCCTTCAGCAGGAAGCAATGCATCTGGTGTTTCAACTCCAGGTCAAACTGGTAGTTGGGAAGATTTAGGCGGTCCTACTCCAGAAAACTATAAGTCTGATGACGATTCAGCTAAGTTCAAAGAACCTTCACTTAAGACAGTGAATGATGTGGTAAACAGAGGTGCTAAACCTGCTGAACCAATGCAAAAACTTACTGGAGCAGTTAAGGAAGAAGAAGAGATTGACGATGAAGTAATCTCTGAAGATGATGAAGTCGAAACCGAAGAGGATCAAGATTTTGTATCCGAAGAGGAAGTAGAGGAAGAAGAAGAGATTACTGAAGAAGAGTATGACATCGAAGAAGATGTTAATGCTATTCTCGAAACTGACGAAGTAGAACTCTCCGAAGAGTTTAAAGAAAAAGCAAAACTAGTATTTGAATCTGCACTCAAGACTAAAGTTGGAGAAATCCAAGAAGCTCTTGAGATCAGATACGAAGAAAGACTCGCTGAAGAAGTTGCTGAAATCAAAGAAGCACTTCAAGAGCGTGTTGATTCTTATCTAGAGTATGTTGCTGATGAGTGGATTGCTGAAAATCAACTCTCAGTAGAGCAAGGTCTGAAAGAAGAACTCTCCGAGTCCTTCATGTCAGGTCTACGTGATCTTTTTGAAGCACATTATGTACACATCCCTGAAGATAAATATGATGTTCTAGATAGTATGACAGAAAAACTTGATGAAATGGAGACAAAACTCAACGAGCAGATTGAGAAGAATGTTTCCCTTAACAAGCGTCTCGCAGAGTCGGTTGCTGATGGAATCTTCGATGATATTGCAGAGGGTCTAGCATTCTCGCAAAAAGAAAAGCTCGCTTCACTTGCAGAAAGTGTTGAGTTTGGAAGTGAGACAGAATATCGTGAAAAGTTGGTAGCATTAAAGGAATCATATTTCCCAACAAAAAATGCTAACCCCAAGGTGGTTTCTGAGAACCTAAGCGAAGAAGTAGAAACTCCAGAAGCTTATAGCAAAGAGATGGATGCTTACCTAGCAATGGTAAACAGAATCGCTAAAAACTGAAGTCAACATTAAAACAAACACACTTTTAGAGGTACACGTAAATGTTCCATTCAGAGCATCTGCAGGAAAAGTGGGCACCCCTTCTAAATGCTGGTGATCCTATTAAGGATCACCACAGAAGAGCAGTAACCGCAGTCCTGCTAGAGAACCAAGAAAAATTCCTAAGAGAGCAACAATCTTTCAACCAATCAGGATCATTCCTAACCGAATCACCAACTAACTCAGCTGGTACAGGTGGTTATACTGGAGCTTCCGCTGAAGGCGGTCCAGTTGCAGGTTTTGATCCAGTTCTGATTTCCCTAATCAGACGCTCCATGCCTAACTTGGTCGCATACGACCTCGCAGGCGTACAACCAATGAGCGGTCCTACTGGACTAATCTTCGCAATGCGTTCACGCTACACTGATCAGAACGGTCAGGAAGCACTATTTGACGAAGCAGATACTCGCTTCTCTGGTCAGAACGCTGCAGGTAGCCTTGCACAAACAGGTTATACCAGCCCAACAGGCGATGTTGGTATCGGTACTACCGCAGGAGCATCTGCTAACACTAACCCTGGTCTTCTAAACGCTTCTGGCGAATATAACGTTTCTGGTGGCATGAACACTGGAGATGCAGAAGGTCTAGGTTATGGCGATAACTCTGGTTTCAACGAGATGGCCTTCTCAATCGAGAAGATCACTGTTGCTGCAAAATCCAGAGCACTCAAAGCTGAGTATTCACTAGAACTAGCTCAAGACCTCAAGGCAATCCACGGTCTAAATGCTGAAGCAGAACTCGCTAATATTCTTTCTAGCGAGATCCTTGCTGAAATCAACCGTGAGGTTATCCGTAGCATCTACATCACTGCAGAAGCTGGTGCTCAGCAGAACGTTGCTACCGCAGGTTCATTCGACCTCGATGTTGACTCCAACGGTCGCTGGTCAGTTGAGAAGTTCAAAGGTCTACTCTTCCAAATCGAGCGCGATGCTAACCAGATCGCAACTAGAACTCGTAGAGGAAAGGGCAACATTATCCTCTGCTCTGCAGACGTTGCTTCCGCTCTAACCATGGCAGGTGTACTCGATTATACTCCTGCACTAAATGCAAACCTAAGCGTAGATGAGACTGGCAATACATTTGCTGGAACTCTAATGGGCAAGTATCGCGTATACATTGACCCATATGCTGCAAACCTAACCAACCGTGCTGGCGCTGCTGGTAACGTTGGTGGTAACCAGTACTACGTTGTTGGTTATAAGGGTTCTTCACCTTATGACGCAGGTCTCTTCTACTGCCCATATGTACCTCTCCAGATGGTACGTGCAGTTGGCGAGAACAGCTTCCAGCCTAAGATCGGCTTCAAGACCCGTTACGGTCTAGTTGCTAACCCATTCGCTGAAGGTGGACTTGCATCAGGCACATCAACAGCTCTTGGTCGCCTTGCAGCAGATACCAACCGCTACTACAGAAGAGTTCTTGTTAAGAACCTCATGTGATCTATTAG